TCAACAGACATATAGGCCGGTTGTTCATCTGTGGGAGGCGCGTCTCCGAACTCTGGCATGAGTTCTGCGTAATCGTCGTTGTCTTCTGTCGTGTCTTCAATATCTGATGGAGTCCTCTGGGACATGAGTCCCGGTCGGGACAGGTGTAACCTCTCTGCGAGATAGCCCATGTCACCGGACTGCAACTTGGCCTGTAGCTCTGCGATATCCTTCTCGGTAGCATCCCCATCGAAATCGGGATACCGGGACTTCAACGACTCGAACACTTCTGTTCTACGCCGCGAGGACTCTTGCTCTTCCTTCCACTGCTTCAGCTCGTCTAGCTGTGAGCCGTACTTTTCCGCAAAAGCCGCTTCCATCCTTTCCTGAATCGCATCGGGTCCTGGACCTGCCTGAAGTTTCCTTTCGAGTTCTCTGTACACATCGGGTCGTTCCTTTACCAACCGGTCGAACGCTTCAAACTTTTTCGCCTTCGCATCCAGGGCATCGAAAAACTGCTGCTTCTCCCTGCGATCCAAGTCGAATCTTTGCCGGTCAGCGTCAAGAGTCCCGCGCATCTTTGCCAACTCTTGGGTCTTCTGTGTGAATACACTCTTGTTGAGGTATTCGCCCCGCGTTGCAATGTAGTCATCACCACTGCTAAAGGGGGCCCCGTCCTTTCCCATCCACCAATCAGCTCGTCCCTTGTCGGGGGCCGTGACTTCTTCCACCGGGGGCCTTGCGGCTCGTCCCTTGGCGGGATTGTCTTTGGTTTTTGCCATGTTGCTTAGAATCCTCCTATATCTGTCCTAAAAGTCCTTCCAACCCACCGCCGCCCTGTGGCATCGGAGGGGGTCCGCCCGGTGCTGGCCTACCTGGAGGCGGTCCGCCGGGAGGTGGTCCTGGGGGTGGCCCACCGGGGGCTCCACCAGCAATCGCCTTCATCTTGTTCATGGGCGGCCCACCCTGCAGTTGCTTCTTTCCAAAATCAACAAGCTGCTGAACCGGCCCCTCAACGTCGATGCCAAGCTTTGACAGGAAATCCCTGACGGTTCCGCCAGAGCCACCCATGCCTGACTGCTTCATCCCAGCCAGATCGGCGGGGTTCAACATCGAGGCGTTGTTTTTGATAACGTCACCACCCGGAGGTCCACCTGGGGGCGGCCCACCCGGAGGCGGTCCTGACATTGGTCCTGGGGCGGGTCTCATCATTGCGTAGCCTCCTGGGGTGGTTGGGGCATCTGAGCCCCTTGTGGTTGCTGCTGCGCCTGCTGCTGTTCAGCCATACGAGCAACTATCTCTTCTGTCTTCGGTATCCTAAGTGTCTCAAGCACTGCCTGTGGATCCACCGCCTTCATCTCCAATAGTCGGAGCATCAGGTTGGCCACTGACTGCTTATCTGTAGGTAGCGTGGAATTGGTCTGTATCTCTATGTCGAAATCGACGTAGATAGTGTCGTCTCCGCCGAGGTACTCTACGAGCTTCTCAAAGTCCGCGAGTTCTTGTTTGTACTCTTCCTTGACCTCTCGACCCTTTATAAAGCCGCCAGGCTTCTGTGGCTCCATGGTCCGCTTGGCAAACTCCGCAGAGTTACTGATGCTGCCCGCCTGTACCTCGCCATCCCTGACGAGCGTGTACGGCCTTTCATCCTTGTAGTTCTGCTGCATGATGTCTACCATCAGATACGATAGCCGCTTGATGGAACTCTCAAGGTTACGCACCCTTTGGCGCGTCCTGGTGTAGGAAGACTCAATGAGTGTAGCAATCTCACCAGCGGTCTGGCGTTGCTTCTTCTCGGCCATCCCCTTGGTGACCTTGGTATTGCCGGAGACCTCTTCGATCAGTCCAGGAAGACCGGTGAGAAAGTCCAGAACCGATCGGTTGATGGCTGCCATCTGCAGCGGCACCGGTGGATTAGACCCTGGGTTGATCTCCCATACGTTGTCTCCGCCCTTGCGCTCGTCCTTGAACTTCTTTGGGTCAATCCCGCTACTGCTGTCAATCGCCCAATCAGGATCCACATAGTCCCTGACGTACTGTGCAAGCTTCCGCAGCACCATGTTGTACTCAAGAACCATAGACTCGATCTGGTCAGGCTCACCCATGCCAAACACGTCTCCGGGCATGATGTAGTCATACAAGGTGACGAAGTTGGGCTTGCCGTGATTGAAGGGAGACGGCTTGTCTTCCAGCATCTTCCCTTGAGCAAACGTAAGGATGCGCCCGTTTGGGTACTTCTTCTTTGTCTTGCTCTTCTTCTTCTCTGTCCCTACCGCCTCTTCCTTCATGGCCGCGGCAGCAGCGTCGTCCTTGACCCAGATCTCAAAGACGGTCACTTTCTGTGACTGAAGCTCCACCTCTTTCCTGTCTACGAGGTCGAACTCACCGTCTATGGTAGAATCAGTACCCGGCTTTATGTCCTTACCAGTCTTGGGGAATCTCTGTCTTACCCACGAAAGCGGTTTCTGTGTAGCAGTGCCCTGCCATGGAGCGTCCCAGTTGTCATCGTACCCATCGGCACAGACAAAGGTTCGCGGGTCCACAACGTCAATAGCGACTTCCTTGTTTCTCCAGTAGACCTTGAAAACACCCAGGCCCATAATGAGAGAATACAGCACAGCCTTGAAAAGCTGCATGTCCATCTCAAGCTTGTCCCAGAGGTAGTCAAGCCCGTCTGCGTAGGTCTGGAAGAACCGCTGGAGGAAATACTTTCGAGCCCGCAAGTACCAGATCGGCCGGTTGTCAGTGAGCAGTGGCGCGATTGTTTGGATCGTTGAGAAAATGTAGTTGCAAGAAACCGGAGTGCGCTGAGATGATTCCACCTCGTCGCCGTAGGTTTGCTCCTGCTCTTGCCAGTACTTGCCGGAGTAGTACTTCAGGAACCTCGACTGCTTCTTGCGACGGTCCTTGTACTCCGGGCTGTTGTACCGCTTCTCTACGAGCTGCTGGAACTTGCCGAGATCGTCAACTATCATGTACTTCTCACCATGTTCCTGTTCCGTAGTTCGGTCTCTCGTTGCCGTTTAGTGTCAACGTAGGTTCCCATCCCTGGGTCCCATCCAGCCCTGAAGTCCACAATAGTCCTAACACCGACACTAAAGAGTCGCCGTGCTCTCTGTCCGCAACGCTCACAGGTATGGGCATGTTCTTCGTGATGCGTCTGGAGCACTTCTTCTGTGGATTTGCACTTGTCACATCGGTATTCATACAACGGCAACTTCTTGTCCCTCTTCCTGTATCACCCGCCGAGCGCGTCCTGGAGTAACCTCCACGCCCTCCGGCTGGTTTGGAATGGCATTCTTGTACCAGACCGCGGCGTGGATAGCTTCCTCCACCTTGAGCGCCTCGTTGTCTGATAGCTCAACCGACCTGCGCCCTTGCCGTTCCCCAATAGTAATCGTTACCATCTCAGCTCCCTGTATGGATTTGTATACATCTCAGGCTTCTCTGCCTGCTTCAAGGGACCCCGCACACCGGCGGGATTCTTCTTCACCTGGTCAAGAAGAGATATCAACATGCGCACCTTCTCCAACTTCCTTGGATCACCGAACCGTGCCTGTGCAATCTCTTCAGGTAACAAACTGATACCCCTTCACTCGTTTCTTCTTGCAGAAGTTCTCTACCGTATACATGCCCTCAGAATACCGATTGTCCAGCCAATTGTGTCTGGCGAAACCATCAATAACTGCAAACAACATAGAAGCAGCATCAACCACATCATCCTTCTCCTTGCCCTTGCCGGTGAACGAATCCATCTGCCTGATCAGCTCAGTGCAGGAATCGTGGATAAGCACCTTGCCCTGACGAATGAAAGAGCCGAGCGTCATGTTGATCCTGTCAGCCTTGCTAAGACTGCGAGAGATCGGTATGGGCTCTATGTTGATACCAAGCTTCAACCCGGAAGCAGCCTCGAAGTCCGCAACACGGGCAGAGATGATGTGACGCAGATGCTCCTGAAGTCCAAACTCAATACCAACCTTCACGGGCTTGTACTGGATGCACTTGCGGATCAGAAGATCAGCAACCTCGTTGCCGGGCTTCTTCACCCCAAACGCTTCAACTATGTAGATAATCTTCCCCTCATTCACAGCCGCCACTACAAATGCTGTCTGATCAGACCAAGTCTTCGTCGTAGCCGCGGGGTCTACGGTAATGTAGTACTGATACTTGTCTGCAGGCAGGGTATGGTAAACCGGCTGCGGTGGGGGGAAAATCTGATCTTCTTTCGGTGTAGGGTTCAGCATGTACTGGCACGAGAAGATGTAGTTGCCCTGAATCTTCTTCAACCGCTCCAGCATCTTGTGCGTGAACCACGTCTTGTAGAGAATCTCCCCATTCTCTACCGCCGGTCTTATGTAAATGTTCTTCTTCGGGAAATGCCCTTCCTGTATAATCGTGTTATACAGATCGTTATAGTGATAGAAGGTGCCGGTCATGGTGGTCAGTCCACCCATCTCCAACACCGACTGCATGAACCGCCACCAGTCAAGACTCTTCTCGATTTGCTCTGCCGTTGTGACAGTGTCCTTCGAGATGGGGTCGTCAGCGTAGATCTCGTCTACGTGTAGCCCTGTGACTTCCGCACCGGCGCCAAGAGCAGTGATCTGAGGCATCTCTTCGGGGACATACCCCAAAGAAGGATCCCTCTTGATCGTCAGCTCGTTCTCAGTAGACTTGGCCCAGTTTTTGTAATCCTTTCCGGGCACCGGGATGATGTCGGGGAAGAACGGCTGCATCTGCGCGAGAATCGCTTTGATGTGCTTCAGTGAACCCTTGACAACCCTGGGATTCTCACTGAACAACCCGATGCGTATGTTTGGGTTCTGCACTATCCTCTGTGCGATACGTGCTTTAACCCAGGTCGTCTTCAAGTGTAGCCGCGGCACCAGGAGCAGCTTGTCGTTCTCCTGCTGCAACAGATTTGCCAACCACCGGTGGAATACCGGATCCACCCGCTTGCGACGGCCGGAAGAGTCCGTGCTCTTACCCCAGCCCAGAACCTCTGAACCAAGGAAGAATAGGTCCGTTAAACATTTCCACCT